GTTTTTACTGACCGGAGAATCAACCAAACTCAATAAATTAAAATAATCCATCGGTCTTGAAGTCATTGGTGTACCAGTTAATAACCACAACCTTTCAGTGTTTTTAACAAGGTCGTTAATAAGTTTTGTTCTTTGAGCGGTTGCGTTTTTAATGTAGTGAGCTTCATCCACAATTACCAAATCAAATTTGGAATTAAGAATTAACGACTCCTCTTTATTTTTTGGGTCATGAAAATTTTTGATAATATCATAATTCGCAATTACAAAATCATGTTCGGTTGAGAAGTTCTTACTTTCGGCAATGAAGATTGGTCTATCAGAATAATTTTCAATTTCTCGTTTCCAATTAATCTTCAATGTTGCCGGGCAAATAATTAATATTTTTTTAGACCCACTTTCCAGCGCTCCTATGATTGTTGAGGTAGTCTTACCCAAACCCATATCGTCAGCCAATATAAATTTCTTATTTTCCAAAAGTTTTTGGATTGCTTCTTTTTGATGTTCCAATGGAGGTCTATTGGAATATTTCGAATAATCAACCACAACATTTTGAACGGAATTATCTTTTATGATTGACGCTTTCGGTAACCAAAAATCGTGGAGTTCCTCACTATCAAAAACTTTACCCCAAATATGATACGCCTTTTCTTTGTCTGCTAATAATTTCTCAACCCAAACTTTTTGAGGGATTTCAGTGTATAGTTTATCGTCAGCTAATTTTTGAGCAAAATAAGCATCAAGAATCACCCACTTTCTGGCAACCTTTGGTTGTTTGTCGTGGAATGAAATTATGTAGTCCGATTGGCTCCTCGTAGGGTAAAATTTTTTGTTAATTTGTGACTTACGTCTCAACTCCAACAAATAGTTATTACCACCTTCGTAGGTTTCAAGAATCGCCATCGCTTTCGATTCTAAACTTATTTCCATTGTTTAAATAAAAGTTTGCCTTAAATATAAGTAAAAATAAAGTATTTATCAATATATGAAAATGTTGCAAGAAAATTTAGAAAACGCAATTAGAAAAATGTTATCGGTAATTAAACCAACAGAAGCGTCGTTTGTTGATTTTGATTTAACCCCAATAGATAAAGATGAATATTATATGTCGATAAGTTATGTTGTTCCTGATGATAGTCCGATATTAAAAGTAAAAACAAGTCCAAGAGTATATGATGATTTAAGGATGAGATGGAATGAAGAGATGAAAAAAAACCTTAAACATTTTTTTAATGTGAAAGTAATAATTACTTCAACAGGGTTAAATTCTGAATCTTGGTATAAACAACAATTAAACAGATAGTAATATGCAAAATAATTTAGTTCCTATAACAAGACTAGGGAAATTTTTTGGAGGTGAAGACTATTCATTGGAAATTGATATGGGGCAGGAGTGGTTAGAGGGAGATATGAACTTTACCATTGTATTATATCGTATTGATAGGTATAAGACAAAAACAGATGATGTATATGGTGAAGTGTTAGAAGACGGGATTCAGTTTATGGCACCTGTTGAATTGAAAGGTCTTGTCCAAGTTATGGCACCGACTTCCAAATTTATTGGTAATTCTAAAGTTGAACAGAAGGAACCCGGTAATATGAAATTTTCGATATATCAAAAAACTTTGGAGGATTTGGATGTTGAAATATTCTTGGGTGATTATATTGGATATTACGAATCTGAAGACCGAGTTAGATATTATGTTGTAAGTGATGACGGATATGTTAAGTCGGACAATAAACATACATACGGAGGTTACAAACCATTTTATAGGACTATTATCGCAACTTATGTTAGTGAAAATGAATTTAAAGGTATTTAAGATATGGAAGATATTATTCGCAAAATTTTAAGAGAGATTGATAATTCCAATGAGGATAGAATTAAAAATATTGAAGATAAGAAAAAGTATATTAAGAAATTACTACCAAGTATTGTTAAATTTTATAAAGATTCATTCTCCGAAGATTTGTTCGATATTGAGGTTACAACTAAAGGAGTTCATTACTCGAGTGAAAATTATTCAACAGATGGATATCTTTTAAAGTTTTATTTTACTGAAATTCCCAAAGAACACGAATTTAATATGAGAAGAACAATTATTAGAAATTTAGATAATATTTTTAATATTGATATTACAAAATATGGTGTTCCTTTAGATTTAGAGTTTTATGTAAAAACATGGAAAAAAATATAAAATTATGCCCCTACCAAAAAATATAGTTAAACCAACCTTACCACTAGTTCCTCGAAAAGAGTTGTCCGCTCGTAGACAAGAACTATTGCAATATATCAAAGAAGATGGGACTTATTTACCCAAATCGGTATTGCATGCGGATTTAGATAGAGGTATGTTGGATTTCGTTAAAAATGAATTGAAGGTTGTTACCGCAGGAGAAATAGTTCCAATGGTAGATATTATCATTACTACTCAAAACTGGTCTCAATATGTTGAAACTTATAAATTCATAGACTTAGATTATAACCCAGACCCACCATATATTACAGTCGTTAGAAGTCCTGAAGTTAAATATGGTTCAAACCCTGCGTTGATTTACAATATACCGAATAGAAAACAATTTTATTATGCGTCTGTCCCGACTTGGAATGGTAATGAACAAGGTATGGATATCTATACAATACCACAACCTGTCCCTGTCGATATCAAATATAATGTTAAAATCGTTTGTAATAGAATGAGGGAATTAAATCAATTAAATAAAATTGTAATGCAAACATTTGCATCACGACAAGCATACACCTTTATTAAGGGTCAATATGTTCCAATTATTTTAGATAATGTTTCAGACGAATCTCAAATGACCATAGACGCAAGAAAATATTATGTTCAGAATTATGATTTCACAATGTTAGGATATCTGATTGATGAGGAAGAATTTGAGGTAAAACCGGCAATCCAAAGAATAACTCAACTTTTTGAAATAGACACCACAACAAGAAGACCAAGAAGAAATAAATACCCGGAAAACCCTGATGAGTTTAATTTTCAGTTTTTATTTGTAACCGGTAATACAACCTTGGCAGATAGGATTGATTTTAGGGCGAATATGTCATTTTTAAGTTCAGATAATGTAGACACCTTTGATGTGTATATAAATAACAATTATTATGGTAGTGATACTCAAATAATACAAATCACAACTAACGATATTTTAAGAATTGAAGTAACTAAAATTAATAATAATCAAGAAGCTTTAATTATTTTTGATAACAAGTTAGTTTAATCTTCCCCATAGATATCTTTCTTCTCTTTACACTTCTCAATTATTAAATTTTCCAAAAATTTATAAATTTTTATTCCCCTCTTATCACAATACTTTTTCAGTATATTATGTGATTCGGGGGATATTTTAATGTTCTTAATTACTTTCTTGGGTTTCATGGTGAGAAAAAAGGCAGAATTAATTCCTACCATTTATAAATAGTTACTCAAAAGTAAAGTTTTTTGATAAAATATGGAATATTTATCTATAAAATAAATCTGTAATAGAATTAATAAATAATGGCAACAGCACAAGCAAACCAAAAAGTATTCGTATCTCCGGGTGTATATACATCTGAAACGGACTTATCTTTCGTAGCCCAAAGTGTAGGGGTAACTACATTAGGTCTTGTTGGAGAAACAATTAAAGGACCGGCATTTGAACCGGTATTCATAACTAATTATGATGAGTTCCAAGCGTTTTTCGGTGGAGCGGAACCAACCAAATTCATCAACACTCAAATACCTAAATATGAGGCGGCATATATTGCTAAATCTTATTTACAACAATCAAATCAATTATTTGTAACAAGAGTTCTTGGTTTATCAGGATATGATGCGGGACCTTCTTGGTCACTTAATGTTACTGCAAATGTTGACCCTACAACTATTGGAAACCCTTCAACAGGAACCTCTTTCACCTCAACATTCACAGGTAATTCAACATTAGGGGTTGTTGAATTTATTTCAGGATCATTACCTACACAAGTTACTGCAAACTTAAATGTACAATATAGACAACAAGATGGAAGTACATCAACATTACAAGATGATTTCAACTCATATCTAACTTCAATAATGCTTTTACCTTCAACTTCAGCAACCACTGCAGTAATTTATGGGGCAATACCTGAATCAGTTTATTTTAATATTACAGGTCAGTATTCCACAGTTGAGAATCAATATGAGTGTATTAACGACTTCGCAGATAATGATTTATCAGATGATTCGAACGATGTATGGTATTATGCTAATTTTGAATTTGAAGATAACGATTCTTTAACCGGTAATTATACGGGTTACTCGTTCTATTATGTTGTTTCTACTTTGGCTTCAGGGGCCACAAACACATTTACAGGAACAGTTACCGGTAATTCTTACACATTTACAGGTACCGCTTATGAAGAGTTTAATAATATGGTTGTAGGTACTATTCGTTCGAGAGGTATATCACTTTACACTAATAGTAGTACTAGTGAAAATCACGGACCTGTTTACCAAGTAAATGGTCTCACAGATTTACAATTAGTTTGTTCCGGACAATATTCAGGAATAACTAAATCCCCATTTGCAACTTTTTTGTTATCGGGAGTTACTAATGATAATGATGTTTTCACTTTTGAAACTTCTTTACTTTCATCTTCCTCAAAATATATAACTAAAGTATTAGGTGTTGATAATTTTGGTAAATCAAGATTTGAAGTTCCAATTTATGTTGAGGAGGCATATCAAGGATCTTTAAATTACGCATATAATCAAGGGTATATTAGAGGTCTCTCTTGTGATTTGATTGCGTTACCGGGAGCAAGAAGTCAGAACACATCATCAATTGCATATAATTTGGAGAGATATCAATCACCTGAAACCCCTTATTTAGTTTCAGAGTTGAGAGGTAATAAGGTATATAATTTGTTTAAATTTATATCAATCTCTGATGGGGATGATGCAAACTTTGAAGTTAAAGTATCAATTGCAAATCTCTCTTTTAATAGTATGTCTTTTGATGTATTAGTAAGAAACTTCTTTGACACTGATGCAAATCCCGTTGTAATTGAGAAATTTACAAATTGTAATATGGACCCAGCATCAAATAACTTTATTGCAAAAAAAATAGGTTCGTCAAATGGTGAATTCGCTCTCATATCTAAATATGTAATGGTTGAGATGTCAGATGAAGCTCCTATAGACGCGTTACCTTGTGGGTTTTATGGGTACACCCAAAGAGAATATCAAGATTATAACATTTATCCATCACCTTATCCTAAATTTAAAACAAAATATTATTTTCCAGGTGAGGTAATCGCTAATCCACCATTCGGTTCGGCCGCTAATGGAGCCCCCGTGGAATCTGGAGGAGATGTTGTTAGAAGAAGTTACTTAGGATTTTCATCTCAGTTTGGAATTGATGAGTCGTTTTTAACTTATAAAGGTAAACAAACACCTTCAAATTGGATACAATCACCTAGTGAAGTCGACGCTCAACGTTGGAATGTCCTAAGTAAAGGTTTCCATATGGATTCAGGTGCAACTGTTGTTACAATTGCAAACACTTCTATGTCAAGCGGAGACACGGCGTTTGAGTGTGGTGTTGCGGAATTTAGAGAAGACCCTGGAACACAAGAAAATCCTTATTACTTCATTTTCTCAAGAAAATATACTGTATGTTTTGCGGGAGGTTTTGACGGATGGGACATATATAGAGAATATAGAACAAATGAAGATAGATTCCAATTAGGTGCGTCAGGTTTCTTAGCAGGAGCTTACCCTAGTACAAGATACCCTACCGCAACAGGTGACGGATTATTCAAACGAATTGTTGTTCAGAACAATACTCAAGATTTTGCAAATACTGATTATTACGCTTATTTACTTGGTATTTTAACATTTGCAAATCCGGAGTCAACAAATATTAATATTTTTGCAACAACGGCGATTGATTATGTTAATAACTCAAATCTTGTAGAAGAAGCAATAGACATGGTTCAATTCTCAAGAGCGGATTCAATATATATTGCAACGACACCTGATTATAAGATGTATACACCGGATTCAACAAATCCTCAAGACATCATCTATCCTCAAGAAGCGGTCGACAACTTAGATAATACAGGAATTGATTCTAACTACACAGCAACTTACTATCCTTGGATATTAGTTCGTGATACGGTTAATAACACTCAAATTTATTTACCACCAACAGGTGAAGTTTGTAGAAACTTAGCATTGACTGATAATATTTCATTCCCTTGGTTTGCATCAGCGGGTTACACAAGAGGTCTTGTGAATTCAATCAAAGCTAGACAAAAACTTACACAGACAGATAGAGACACATTGTATCAAGGTAGAATTAACCCTATAGCAACTTACTCTGACATTGGAACCGTAATTTGGGGTAACAAAACTTTACAAGTCGCAGATTCGGCACTTAATAGATTGAATGTAAGAAGATTATTACTCCAAGCTCGTAAGTTGATTTCAGCAGTAGCTGTAAGATTATTATTCGAACAAAACGACCAAATCGTTAGACAACAATTCTTAGATAGTGTTAACCCTATTTTAGATTCAATCAGAAGAGATAGAGGTCTTTACGATTTCCGTGTAACAGTATCTTCAACACCTGAAGATTTAGACTCTAACAGATTAGTTGGTAAAATTTACATAAAACCTACGAGATCTCTTGAGTTCATCGATATTGAGTTTTTCATCACACCAACAGGAGCATCGTTTGAAAATATCTAAAAATAATAAATTTAATGGGGGTATGAAAGTATCCCCTTTAAATGTCAAATATGAAAAAACAGATTAAAGAAGGATTTAATCCCGAGGGAACACCAGATATGAAATATTATGCCTTTGATTGGGATGATAATATTGTTCATATGCCGACTAAAATTATGTTAAAAACTGAAGATGGTGAGGAAATTGGTATGAGCACAGATGACTTTGCGGAGTATCGACATGATTTAGGTAAAATTCCCATACAATACAAAGGAAATGTGGTTGTTGGATATGCCGACGAACCATTTAGGAATTTTAGAACGAAAGGTGATAAAGATTTTTTAGTTGACTCTATGATAGCTAAAGAAGGTCCAGCGTTTGACGATTTCAGAGAAGCAATAAATAATGGGTCAATTTTTGCAATTATAACGGCTAGAGGTCATAATCCTGAAACATTAAAACAATCGATATATAATTACATTATAAGTGGTTTCAATGGTATAGATAAAGACACATTAATTAAAAATTTAAAAAAATATAGGTCGTTTGTTAATGAAGATGAAATGAGTGACGACGAATTAATTAAATCGTATTTAGAGTTAAATAAGTATCACCCTGTTAGTTTTGGTAATGAAGAAGGAGTGTCAAATCCTGAAGAATTAAAAGTTAAAGCTATGGAAGATTTTGTATCATATATAAAAGGAATGTCTGGAATTATAAATAAAAGGGCATTTATTAAAAATGATATTTCAAATAATTTTATACCAAAAGAACCGGTTATAGGATTTTCAGATGATGATATAAAAAACGTAGAAGCTATGAGTAAACATTTTAAAGATAAACCAGATAATATAGTTAAGACTTATTCTACGGCTGGAGGCATTAAAAAGTTATATAACTAGAGAATAATTTCTTAAAAAAAAAAGTAAATATAAAAATTTTTAATCAAGAGTATATTTATAAAATATAAACACAAAAAAAAAACAAAATTGAAATAACATGGCTGATTTATTAATGAAAATGCCCATACCTTATGAACCAAAAAGACAGAACCGGTTTATTTTAAGGTTTCCATCCAGTTTAGGGATAAATGAATGGTTTGTTGAAAGTACATCAAGACCAACTATAAAGATTGGTTCAACTGAAATCCAATTTTTAAATACATCGACATTTGTTGCTGGTAGATTTAATTGGGACCCAATTACGGTTAAATTCCGTGACCCAATCGGTCCTTCGGCCGCTCAAGCACTTATGGAGTGGGTTCGTTTACATGCTGAATCAGTTACCGGTCGTATGGGTTATGCTGCAGGTTATAAAAAAGATATCGACCTTGAAATGTTAGACCCAACAGGAGTTGTGGTTGAAAAATGGATTCTTTATGGAACATTTTTAACTGATGTTAATTTTGGGTCTTTAAGTTATAGTCAAGACGCATTGGCGGATATTACCGCACAACTTCGTATGGATAGATGTGTATTGGTTTACTAGATTTACATTTAATATTTACAATTATTTTTATTTAACTTATAATTAACCGTAAAGCAATAAACTTTACGGTTAATTTTTTTATATATGGAAACACAATCAAGAGACTACGGTCAAGAAAATTTTACATTACCACACGATGTGGTTCAATTACCATCACAAGGACTTTTTTATAAAAATAAAAAGAAATCTTTAAAAGTCGGTTATCTTACCGCATCAGACGAAAATATTATAATGGCAGGGACAAACGACTTGACAACAAGTTTATTACGAGCCAAGATATATGAACCTGATGTTAAGATTGAAGACCTACTTGAAGGGGATATTGAAGCGATATTAATTTTTTTACGAAATACGGGATTTGGACCAGAAATGACACTAAATCTTGTTGACCCGGCAACTAAAAAATCTTTTCAGTCTCAAATTATTTTAGACCAATTAAATATAATTAACGGACAAATACCTAACGAAGACGGAACATTTACTATCCAATTACCAAAAACCCAATCAACTGTTAAATTAAAACCACTTAATTACGGAGAGATTATGGACATTAGTAAATTGGCTGAAACATACCCTCAAGGTAGAGTTGTTCCAAAAATCACTTGGAGATTACAAAAAGAAATAGTTGAAATAGATGGTTCTAATGACAAGTCAGTTATTGGTAAATTTATTGAATCAATGCCAATTTCAGATTCTAAATTTATTAGAAAATTTATGAACGAAAACGAACCTAGACTAGATATGAATAAAGTAATAATGGCCCCGTCCGGAGAAAAGCTGACAGTGAATGTTGGGTTTGGGGTCGAGTTTTTTCGCCCTTTCTTCTGATTATAGGAAAAACCAAATAGACGAATTCTATTATTTGAATAAATTTATGAATATCAGTTATGGTGATTTTGAAAAAATGCCATTATTCGTGAGAAAATATTTATTAGATAAATGGATTGAAGATAACAAGAAGGACTAAAAATTTTAGTCCTTCTTCTATTTATATATAAAGTTAAATAATTATGGCAGACAACGAAGGTAGTGCTAAAGAACTTAAAGAAAGTTTTGAAAGGTTAGGTCAACCTATTGATGAAATATTAAACGCTATTGGTAACATGTATCAAGAAGCGAATAGACTTAATGAGTCCTTTGTACAAGGAAGAACTCGTATGGATGAAATGAATGACGCGGTGTCAAGAGCCGCGGCGGGGGTCATTCGTTTGGGTGGTGACATTTCTGATGTTAATACAACAATGGCAGGTATTGCAGAAGGTGCTAGAAGGAATGTAATTGCTACAGAAGACCAAGTTAGTAAGTTATATGCTGCATCTACAATTCTCGAAACTACCTCAAGTTCCTTAGTTGAAAAATTCGCTGAAGTTGGGTATGAGACATCTCAAATCGGAGTTAACTTAGAGGATTCTATCCAGTATGTTCAAAGTGTTGGACTAAATGCTAAGACGGTAATGACCGATGTCACTCAAAACATGTCTATAATGAATAAATTCAATTTCAGTGATGGTGTACGGGGATTGACCAAAATGGCGGCACAAGCGTCAATGTTGAGGTTTGATATGTCAGCAACCGCTACTTTCGCAGAAAAAGTTATGAAACCCGAAGAGGCTATTAATACCGCGGCAGCCCTACAACGATTAGGTGTTGCGGTTGGTCAATTAGGAGACCCTTTTGCAATGATGAATGATTCACTTACTAATCCTGGGGCTCTACAAGATAGTATAATTAAAGCAACACAACAATTTGTTGAACTTGATGCTGCGGGAAATTTTACAATAAATCGTCAAGGATTATTGACTTTAAGAGAAATGGCTACTGAGACCGGAATCTCTTATGACCAATTAACAAAAAGTGCTTTAGCGGCCGCTTCTTTAAATGAAAGGTTATCGGCTATTAGTCCATCATTACAGTTTGATAAACCAGAAGACAGACAGTTGTTGGCTAATATGGCAACAAAGAAAGATGGTGAGTATGTTGTTCAAATTAAAGATGATAAGGGTGCGATTGAATACAAAAAACTTGGTGATATTACCGCAGACGAATTCAAAGAGTTGAGGAAAAAACAAGAAGAAGCTCCAAAAACTTTAGAAGAAATCCAAATCAGTCAATTAGATGTGTTGATAAATATTCAAAAGGCGATAGAATCAAATGTTGCAAAGGGAACTTATGGAATTGCGGGGGCTTCAATCATTAGAGGAAATCTTACAGGTGCGGAAAGAATTGTAAGTTCGGTTGCGAAATCGGTTGACAAAAATGTACCTGAAAGTTCTAAGATAACTGAAAGTATTAATGATGTCGTTAAAAAAATGGGAGTACTTTTTACCACAAAGGATATGGGTAAAATAAGTAATAAAGATTTTGCGATAAAACTTACCTCTCTTGAAAATGAAATTAAAAATAAAGCAAATACTCTTGGTGATAAAGGGTTTGATGCTTTAAAAAATATTTTACGAGATAGCGATAAACAAATTACCGGTAAAAGTGGTATTGAATTAGCGTTTAAAAAATATGCTTCAGAAATTTTGGGAGCAACAAACTCAGAGCTCAAAAAATCAAGTAGTGCTTCTAAAATTACAGGAACAAAAAAAATTGAACCAATAAGTAAATCAAGTATATTTGGAACTAAAAGTTTTGATGGTACTTCGGAAAAAACTAGTAGTAGTGTTCAGACGGTTAATTCGAAAGTTGATTTTGGAGGAGTTATAACAATTAAAGTTGACGCACCTCCGGGTGTTAGTCAACAACAATTAAAAACTTATATGGAATCTGAAGAATATAAAAGATTAATCTACGAATATATATCTCAAAAATCAAAACAGCTTGAAAGAACAAAGTAATTTTTGAATAAAAAATTAACATTAACCTATTTATAAATAAATAGAAAATAGATGGGTAGTCCATTAGATTATATTAGCACCGAAGGGTTTAGAAAAAAACTTATTGCGAGAAATTTGGCTCCATATTCCAAATCTCCAACTAAAGTTGTGCCACCGACAACATATGAGATTGTTCAATCTGATTTAGTTCCTGTTGATAGTCCGGACTCTTTTATAGATACACCATTTTTCGCCGATAAATTATACCCACTTAATAAATGGGGTAATGACGGGGGATACGAACAATTACCTGATTTACCTGTTAATACTATTGCCCCCAATAAAGGTGAATATGGTCCCGGACAACAAGACGCAAAACTTTTAGAAGAAGCCCAAATTGCTGCGAAAATCGGATTTCCAGGGATTGCACCACCATGGCAACCATTAAATGCTTATGGTCCTAATAGTTTACAACAATTAGATGCTGGAGAAGCAATCGTGTCTCCTGATTCAATAAATAACGGACTTACAGGTGGAGTCCCAAATTTATATAACAATCAACCATACCCAACAACTTTTAATTCGTCATCTTATTCATCATTATCAATATTATTATCGTCAGACCCACAAGGTAGTAATGGTCGTTTGAGTGAGGATTCCTTTATCGCTCGATTAGGGGCTAAAACATTAAAAAGAGAGTTTGAGGAAAGAATTGGACGAGCAATTATCCGAGAAACTATAGGTCGTGCAAATATTTTAAATGTTAATAGCAGCACGAATGTTGTTAATATTTTGACGGGTAGAGTTCCATTAATTGAACCCAATTATCAAATTACCGTCCCGTCTAACCCTATAACCGCGGCTGCGGACTTTTCACTTAGATTGACGGGAAGTTTACTACCATTCTCATTAATTCCTGGCTCATATTTTGACCCTAACATTAACCAACCAAAACCAGGGACTATTGCCCAATCCTTAATTGCCAATCCAATTGCTGCTGTAGGTAATTTTGTATCAAATTTATTGGGTGCGGGAAAAACAGGTTCTCAAATTTTCTACAACAATACGGGAGGAGGACAAAAGTCTATCTTATGGAAAAATATTAATTTTAATAAGTATAAACCAAACTACGATAGAACATTAATAGATAGATTAGGTGGTGCGATTGTTGGAAGCCAAACAAATAATGCTAATTTTTATGTTGGGTCAACAACATCTGACCCATCAAGAGTATTCTCACCAAGTAGAGAATTACCCGTAGATGCTTTTGGTAATGAACAACAAGCTCCTGTTTACGGACCTCAAGAACTTGCTCAATTATATGAAGGACCTAGTAAAGAAATTAGACTGGGGGCGAACGGACCAACATATAGTAATGGTGGAGGTATTGAAGGTGGGTTCACTTGGGTTTCACCAAAATACAAAGGAAATGCCGGTAAGAAAGTCGGAGTTGGAGGTGAGGTCACTAATCAAGATGAGGATTTTAAACCATCATCTTATAATAGTACCGAGTCAACAGAAAGAACTTTTAGGGAGGGTTCAATACTTGACGACACACAAAGAATTATTAATAGTCAACCACAAGGAGGTAAAAGATTACAACATGTAGGTAATGCTATTGACCAAGTTTCTAAAGTTTTTAACGATGGATATAAAGAGTTGACAAAAGGTTCTCGGGTTTTAAGGTATGTGGGGTCAATAGGACAAGAAGTTGGAACAGAATATTGTCGAGTATTTGCTAAAGACGTACCATATATTCAATATAATGATTTACAGAAAACGGACGGTATTGTTACTGAAGGTAGAAGGTTTTCATATTCAGTGTTAGATAAAACATATAACCTCAACATTGCTCCTAATAAACAAGAAGGAGGACAAGACTCAACAAATTTAGTTGGAACTTTTAATAATGCCGTTGCGAAAAAATACATGTTTTCAATTGAAAATTTATCTTGGAGAACATCAAATACCCCCGGATTCACAGTTTCTGATTTACCTGTATGTGAAAGAGGCCCCAATGGGGGTAGAGTAATGTGGTTTCCACCATATGGATTAACTTTTAACGAAACCGTAAGTGCGAATTGGCAGGGAACTGATTTTATCGGTAGGCCCGAACCAATTTATACTTACAAAAATACTAGTAGAACAGGTACTTTAACTTGGAAAATTGTTGTAGACCATCCATCGGTTTTAAATGTTATAGTTAATAAAGTTTTGGCTAACGAGACCAATAAAACTAGAATTGATAGTATTTTAGATTCTTTTTTTGCCGGATGTAGAAAATATGATTTATATGAGTTAGCTAAAAAATATTACACAATATCGCCAAATGATTTATTTCAACTTCAAACCGCTTTAAGTTCTAAGGAATTAACACCAGACCAAATTAAGTATGTTGTTAATACTATCGATAGTAAAGACCAAGTTAAAAGCGACAATGGTAGTACTGGCGGAGCCCCCGTAAATGATTTGAAACAATTTGAGAACATTTCGTTTTATTTTGACAATAACATACCAAAAGAATTGGGTGAAAATTATCAAACACTTTTTGACGCATATACTGGTACAACTAGAAGAGACAGATACAATACATATCCAGATTCTGGGGCAACAAATTCGTTTTTTAATACGGTAATAATACCAAATAAAAAACGAATTGATGAACTAATTAATGAATTAGCTAAACAATTAAATAATAACAAAGAAGGAACCGTAACATTATATTTTAAAAGTAGTACATCTCCAAAAGCAACAGAGGCGTCTAATAATATTCTGTCAGCAAAAAGAATTGATTCGGCAATTAATTATATCAAATCAAGTCCAAATTTGAAAAATTACGTCGATAAAAGGTTATTATTTGACCCGACCGGAGGAGTTGGAGAGTTTACCCAAGTTATGGCGTTTGATAGTAAGACAGGTCAATTTAACCCAAAGGGTCAAGTTAATTGTGGGGATAATGATGGTAATAGTCAACCCGCAAATAATGAAGTTTATACAACTAACGCAATGGCTTGTAGACGTGCTTTCATATCAAATGTAGTATCAACATTGAACGCACCCCCTGCCGTTCTACCACCAAAAAAGACTACCGTTGTTACAGGAAATGTCGTTACTAAAACCGAAACTGTTCCGGTTATTGAAACAACCGTAGTTCAAAGAGATAATATAAGTAAAAGGGTTTTAAGGTCATTATTATCTGAATGTGATTATTTCGAAACAATAAAAGAAGAAACACCATTAGTTTACGATAACTTAAGGGATAAATTAAAATTTTTCCAACCTGCGTTTCACTCAATGACACCAGAAGGTCTTAATTCAAGATTAACATTTTTACAACAATGTATGAGACCTGGAGATACAATCCCAACGGTTAAATTTAATAATGGGGTTAGATCTCTTAGTTATAATGATGCAACCAATACTTCATTTGGTGCACCACCGGTTTTAGTTTTACGAGTCGGGGATTTTTATAACACTAAAATAATCCCAACAAGTTTGTCATTAACTTATGAGGAGTTAGATATAAATCCTGAAGGTATTGGAGTTCAACCTATGATAGCAAATGTAACTTTATCATTTAATTTTGTTGGGGGTAGTGGATTAAAGGAATCTGTGGATAAACTACAAAATGCGTTAACGTTTAACTATTATGCTAATACAGAAATTTATGACGATAGAGCAGATTCAACTGATTTAAGTTATAAAGTGATTGATGCTGACTTTTTAAAATCTGCAATTGAAAATAATGTTGCTCCACCAACGATTAACCAAGCATCTCCAAATAATGGTCAAAGTAATGATAAAGCGGTAGGAACAATTCTTACAAATGTGGTTGAAGGTACAAATCAAACAGGAACTCTTAGTTATAGTTCTACTATGGATAAATTGGTTGAAGAAAGTCAAAATTATTTTACAAATGTTGTTAATAAAAATAGAGAGTCATTAAACCAATATAATAACGCGGTTCGACAACAATGGATGTCGGAGAGAATTTACCAAAAAGGTAAATTTTTGATAACTAAAAATGAACCTGAAACTTTCTTATTTGGTAAACCAAATAATTTGGAAAAAAGAGTTGATGAAATATTCGGGCAATTAATTAAAGACATTAAAAATGAAGATGAAGGGTTTATTGATTTTATCTCAAAACAAAATTTTACAAATAGACTTGTAAACCAACTCCAAGAAAATTATTCAAATTTTGTTAATAATAAAAGAGGTTCCTTCCAAAATGCAATTACCAACATAGCTAACGGTATGGTCTCAGTACAACAAAGTTATATTGGGTATATTGGAAGAATTAATGCAATTACTTACGCTGCGGCTTCAGATACCGGAACCGATGGATATCAAGTTTCTGATGGTAAAATTATCTCCTATATTACTTCAGGAACCACTGAAGTCGACCCTAGCTCAACCAATGTAACTAATACTTTAACGGAGTTATATAATGATGTGAAAAAAATTAAAAGCGGTATCACCGAATTTAATCTTATTAGTATCGCACCAACTGAAATTGATTATAAGGGTAAAAAATATACAGGACAATTAGTGTTTGAACCAAATTATAGACTTGAGACTAAAAAAGTGTTCAACCCGTTTAGCGCTGGTTTATTTGATAGTAATAGTGGTTATACCTTTAGAAGAGTTTACATGATAGTATCTAATGATGTTGTAGATTCTAAAAAATATGAATCATTTAAAAACGCATTAATTGGTAATATTTTAAGTAATTCTGCATTAATAGGTAAGGGTGATAATGATAAAATAAGTACGGAGTTTGATAAATACTGGTTAACGATTGCAAAACCGGCGTTTGAAGAAGAAAATGCAATAACTAAATTTTTTATTGATGAAATGGAGAAAAATAAATTAAAGGACTTTTTAAAATATACTCCATTTAATTTAAAGAAAAAAAGGACATTTACATATACTACCGAAGGTGCAAATACCCCTGCTCAACAAACATTAATTAAAGGATTAGGTTGGACTGAAAACCAAAACACAAATAATAAAACTTGGAACGACGAAAGTCCTTCAGATGTATTTATATCAAAAGCAAAACTTAACTAATGGCATATCAATATTATAACAGATATAGTGATTTTAATATCAATGGGGAACAAACTATTGTCCCTTTTGTAAGTATCGGACAAAAACCAACGGATAAGACATTTATTTATAAAGTGGGAAGAAGTAGATTAGATGTTGTTTCACAAGAATTTTACAATTCACCTTTTTTCGGTTGGTTAATTTTACAGGCAAATCCTCAATTTGGGGGGTTGGAGAATTATATTTATGACGGTGCTGTATTGATAATCCCTTTTCCTTTACTACCTTCATTACAGGACTATAAAGCGGCGGTGTCCGAATATTTTTTTTATTATGGCAGGTAGATTACAAGGAGATAACAGTGGTAATATTTTAGTAGAATTTGATTATCAAAACATTGTTGTTGTTGACCCAAATAAAACTATAGATACACTTAATAATATTAAAGAAAGGTTAGTTGACCATGAAAATTTGGTTATGTATGTTAATCTTGAGGCCGAAGTAGTTCAAAGAACAAAATTATCAATTGGAGGTGCTCCCAATGATACCACTCAAACAATATCGGTTGCAAAAATTAATTTTTTACGACCAACTGAGGAAACTTCTTTAACGACAGGTTATTATGATGAGTTAACGGGTAACAATTCTAGAAATGGTACAGGGGATAATCAAATACAAGAAGAAATAATAAGACCACCGAACGGACAGAATCCGTATCTTAAAACATCCGTCGCAAGTCCCGGAGGTAAACCTATTGATAATGGGTTGTTAGGTATAACTAGTATTAGTATCAAAACAAATACTTCATTTGTCCCTACGGTTAGTATGACACTTGAAGATGTTCAGGGAAGGGCCTTATTCCAACTTGGAGACAATTCACCATATTCCGCTTTTTTTAACTTACCATATTGCCCATTTTACTTAACACTTAAAGGTTATTATGGACAAGCGGTTAGATACCAATTAAATCTTAGAACATTTAACGCCAGATTTAATACCTTTAGTGGTAATTACACAATTGAATTAGATTTTGTTGGATATAAGTTTAATATATTAAATGAGATATCGATGGGTAGTTTATTTGCTACACCTCATATGTATAGTAGAACTTTTGATATTTCAAAATCACCGACATCTCCTGAGGGAGGTTCTAATAAAAATATCGAATCACAATCTAAAAGTGATGTAGTATCAAAAGAATCTTCTATATCAACTAATAATACCGTAACACAACTTGTGTCAGAAAAAGGATACCAAAAAATTGTTGAGGTTTATAGTGAATACAAATCGAAAGGTTTAATTAGTCCAGATTTTCCGGAATTGACATTAGCTCAATTAATGAATAAATTACAAGAGTTTGAACGAACTATTCAAAACTCATATCCACCTGTATTAATAGAGCCTTTAACTAATATTAGGACTTATAAGGAAACATTAACCAACTACTTTAAACGAATTTATTCGGATAATCAATCTTGGTTTAACAAATACATGAACCCAAAACCAATAAAATTGAAGGGAACGGGAGAGGAAGTTTATATTTTTAAACAAGAGTATGTTAACAATCCTACTATAAAACAAGAAGCAAATACCTTACTTGAAGGATTGGTTAATGAATTTAATAAGTTATTAGCTGCCAACCCAACTTTAGGTAAAGGTAGTACAACGCCAATAAAAAATAGTATAATATATGATACTTTTAAGAAACAAATTTCATTAAGTGATGTTGATTTAACACAAACAACAATTTCACAAACAGGGATTTTACTACCAACACAGGCAAACATTACCTCAACTGAAACGCTAATTTATGACCAAATTAAACCTACTACAGAAAAAAATAGTTCTGACACTAGAGGACAAACAAATAATGCAAACATTGTTTTACCCCCCGTTTATGTTTTTAGTGAATTCCAAAAACTATTATCCAAGATGGAAACAGAAACTAATAAGAAATTATTGGGTTATGAAACTGAAATTACTGCGGATTTAGCTAAAAAAATTGAAAGCTCTTCAATAGGGTTAGGGTTCAAACCAACTGTAAGAAATATTATTTCAGTTATTATGGCTTCTGCGGAAGGTTTTATTAGATTATTAGATGAAGTCCATACAAATGCTTGGAATGTAAAATACCATCCTATAAGGGCGAATGTTATTTTAAATAACCCATCCTCAGCACTTGGGGTTGATAATGTCCAACATTTTAATATTTCTCAACAAGCTAAAAACCAAAATCAAGGATTGGTTAATGGTCAAGAGCCAATTTACCCATGGCCTCAATTTTTTGTTGAAACCCCTGATGATAAAAAGGGTAGGTTCCAATTAAAATATCCCGGAGACCCAAAATATGTTGATTTAACAAACGGATGGTTGTACGAGGTATGGCCTGAAGTTGAATTTGTTGAAGAATATATGAAAGGACTTACCCAAAAATTTTCTCAACCCGTAACTCAACCTTCAATTGATAGTCAAAACACTACAAATATAATTAATTTTAATGCGATTGAATATCCTTCCGAAGGTATTGCTTATGTTAATAAAGTTGAATTAAAGTTTTTTTATGAAATATGGGAAAGACAGTTTCTAACCTCACATTACTCTAATTTTATTAGAGGTAATAGTAATCAAATTGACCAACTGTCAAAGTTAATTTTTAATGCTGAAACTAACAATATCAAAACAAGTTTAGGTGTTAGCTCTCCTTTCTTAACTTTAAAACTTAAGAATTATGATATAACCTCTCAAAACTATCCTAGTTTTCTACAGAATATTTCAAATCAAGGGACGGGAAGGTCTTATCAAGATTACATTAGAGATTTTTTTGTCACACCATATATTAAAACTTTAACCGAAAATTCGTTTAGTATTTTAAGTTTAAATGATTTAGGTAGAGAACCTCAAACACAAACAATTTCAGATGGTTTACTACAATTGGTGAAAAATGTAACAAACGAACCAATTATAATTGATACATACCCATTTACAGACCCGACATGGGTTTCTAATAATATGGCGAACAATGCAAATAGTTCTAAAAATTCTGTTTACAATACAACCAAAGTATTAACAGTTTTTGAAGATAGAGATGTTATTTCAAATTTTGATAGTATCTATAATTATTCTACTAACAGGCCCGTCACCAATTTTTCTTACCTTAGAGTTTCTAACCCAACAAATGAAGTGGCCACTATTGGTTTATCTGCGTTTTACGATTTAAGAAAAGACCCGACATTTTTTGTTCCAACCGAAGGATATATTAATTACTTTTCACCGAATAACTCCAAGTCAGTTGAAAATACAACATCGTTATTAAACACTCCTTATTTTGTCAATTCAATACAAAATGGGGTAGACCAATGGAGAAGAAACAACCCACATCCATACACTCAAGCGGCTTATCTTTTCATTAACTCATTACCACTGGCATCATTAAAAGAAAAATATAAAACATTAGATGCTTCTGCTGATTTGGATTATATTGCATCTTGTTTCAAAAAATTCGGTGCAATACATAAAATGCCTTACGCTTGGGTTTTAAAACTTGGTTCTATATGGTATAGATATAAAACATACAAAACAACTAATGTTGATATTTTAGATTCAGCTTGGAAGAATTTTGACTATAAAGGGAATTTTGACCCGATAGTAAGTTCAGACACTAAAACATACACCATCAATTATGATGGAGTAAAAAAAATTACATTACAAAATATTTTAAATAATAATGTTGAAATACAAGTAGGGTTTTACCCAAAAGTAATTAACGATTTTAATGTGTTTTATAATGGGTATGATTTGTATCAAAATTATACGGATAGTGAGATACAAAAAAGTATTGATTACGGAGTTCAAATATTTAATTTCAACGATTCAAATATACAGGTTTCAAGTGGAAACACATACCCATACCAAAATATTGAAACATGGTCGGTCATTGTCCCTAATGGGTTAGGTGATGATACATCCACAGGTGCTGAATGTAATCCAAGTAATAACACGAGCAATCTTAAATATTATATAGTTCCTTCTTTCGGAACGCAATTTAATCAAACTAGAATTGAATGTCTTAACAATAATCAACCAATATGTGAATTCGCAAATAACAATTCAATATATAACGGTTCAATTAGAACATTATGGGCATCACCAAATTATGGTTACTTTAATAATGAACAAATAGTTAAACCACAACCGGATTCTTATTTGAATAAAATTGAAACTGGTACAACACAACAATCACCATTTAAATTATTAATTACCGACGAATACTCAAAAATTGAAGAGATTTTCTCAGTATTTGATAAAAGTATTTTAGATAAATTTGAAAAAGAATTTTTAAATTGGTCTAAACCAATTGCGAATATAGATTTAGGTCCTGAAGTAATATTACCTGTTGGTCAATCTCCTTCAGACCCAAATATATTATTTAAAAATTTCCAATATTTGTTTAGAAATTTAATGGAAGTTAACTCAAAAACATCTTCAATAACTACCGAAGAATACTTTAACAATATTGGAGGTACTCAATTAACAATATTTTCAACAACAATTAAATCATTCTTAGAGTATGATGTTATATTGAAATATGGTAATCCATCTCAATATAATCGAAGAGTAACGGATTCTTATCTTGCTCAGGGAGGAGGTAATAACCCAATTGTTAGCCCAATTATATTTAATCCTTATATAAATAATAGTTTACCGTCGAAATCAAATACAACAACAATTGCCGCATCAAAATCAACTTATCCGGATGCGTGGTTAGAGTTAGAAACAGAAGTTGGATTTTCAACAATAACAAACTTGGCCTATTCTAATAGTGGTTCGTATATAACAGATTTTTTTATTGATAATAATATTGAGTTTACAGTAAATAATGTGAAGTTATTATCGCCGATAATAAAAATGTATGCCACCCAAAAATTGTTACAACCAACAATTAATAGTGCTCAATTTAAAGTAAAACTTCAAGAGTATTTAACAAAAAATTCTAACTTTCAAGACAATATTTTGAATTTAATTTTAAATCAAGTAAGGTTGGATTTACCAGACCAACAAGAATTACCCGAAAAAACAATTAAAAGTGTTATAGATGGTGACCAAAGTAAAATTGAAAATTGGGAGACATTTAAATCTTTAAATGATAAATGGATTGCCGGTTCTGATTATACAAGTAAAACACTATTTGAGGATTTTTTATTTTTAGATAGGGCGTCTAGAAACATTGGAGATACAATAATTTTGGATATTTTTGATTTAAAAGATACTCTTAGTATGAATTCTTTAAATATGCAAATGAGTGTTTTTACATTCATAGGTGGTATTTTAATTCAAAATAAATTTAATGTCATGCCATTACCATCCTATGTTAATTTCTATAATGTGCAAGATGTTTCAGGTGTAGTAACACCAAGCGGAGAAGGAAGTTTGGAATTTGGTGATAGAATGTGGGGAACATATCTTGATGTTGATTATACAAACTCAAGCCCAAAAATGGTCTGTTTTTTTGTCGGTAAACCATCAGAACATCTTGATTTACCAAAGGGTAATTCAAGGTATAGAAATGATGCTTTTGAATTAAGAAGATATTCAGATAATCCATGTATTGAAGATATTACTAATAAAAAAGATTGGGGTATTTCAAATAAGTGTGTTGGGTTTAATGTAGACGCTGGAATTAGAAATCAAAATGTATTTAATTCAATACAAGTTTCTATGGACTCCGGAAAGGCGACATCTGAATCAATCCAGGCGCAGATAAATATGGTTGACCAAGCTTCAGGCAGAAATGTTACAACACAAAATAATGGATTATATAATTTTTATAAAAATAGAAGTTACCAATGTACGGTTCAATGTCTCGGAAATGCATTATTACAACCTACAATGTATTTCAATCTAAGAAATGTTCCAATGTTTCATGGTCCGTATTTTATTACCGAAGTTAATCATACAATTACTCAGGGAAATTTTGAAACCACATTCACGGGGACTAGACAAAGTATATATAATTTACCTTCAATTGATAATTACTTACAAAGTATTAATCAGAATCTGTTAACTAATGTTGAAAGTATCATCAAGAACTCTAAAGATAATATCACCGGGAAGGCAATAACAGATGTGGACTCATCAAAACTTATTACTCAATCTGGTAATAATACTAAGGCAAATCCTAATTCATGTACTAGTAATTTATCAAGTAATTTTGTGTCTTATGGTGACGCTCAAACTTCAGTGTTAACTAGTCTTACACCGGAACAATTTGTGACTGAAATTAAAAAAGAAACAAATAATGTAAAATTACAAGTTATAATTTACTTGATATGTTATGTAAAAACATTTGAGTCAGGTAAATTTAATGGGTATAATAATAACTTTGCAAATATTACGCTAACCACCAATGATTACGGAGAAAGTGTTTTTTACTTTACAAAAAATAAATATTCGTGTCTTAATATCTCTAATTTAACTCCGGAAAAAACATCACAACCAATCGCAACATTCGACACAATAACCAAATTTTTACAATTTATGATTTCAAGGTTAACACGTAATCTTGAGAGATTTACCGATGAATTCTTGGAATATGGAATTACTAATTATTATGTTTGTGAATGGCCAGTACCTACAGGAGTTTCGCAAGAATATTTCACTAACAATTTAAGTCAATATAAAAAATTAGATGAAACATTTCAGACGGCGTTTAGATCCATACCAGATGTCAAACTACCTGTGGACGTTGCACAAAAATTAAACAAAACTAATAAAAATCAATTAAAATCAATTGAGAACACAAATAAAGGTATAACCAATTCGCCAAATAATTTAAATACAACTAGTGTTACCGTCACTTGTCCTCCCCCAACGATAAACACATTTTCACCATTAACTGGTATTAGTGGGACTATTTTAACTATTGTTGGTGATAATTTAGACCAAGTTACCGCAGTCACAATTAACAATGTGACGACAACAAATAATATAACAATTATTAATAAATTTAATATTAGTGTTATTGTTCCTTTTAGTAATACCTCGATTCCTCAACAAGACTCAATAATAGTTAGAGGATTAAAAGGTGATGGGATAAGTCTCAGCGCGTTCACATATAACCCCCAACAATTAACGCCATCAACACCAATAACACCACCGGGATTACCACCTAATGTTAATACCCAACCTCAAATAGTTGTATTAACTGCAAATACAACAACTAATCAAACAACAGGCGGGAACACCAATATGGTAATTACTATCAACCCTGTCTCAGGTCAATGGAATATTTTACCTGAATATGTTGAATGGACATGGACCGCAACTAAACCTGTTGTTGGGCCTAACAATACAATTGTAGATGAGAAAATTGGACAAGGGACATTTGAAAAAGAGTTTGAAAATAATGTGAGTGGAAATAGACAAAGTTTCTCAATTACCGATGTTGATATACAAGGTGCGGTTAGTGAACGAGTTAGTTATGTTATTGATGTAAATAAAAACACTAAAATTCAAAGTAAAATTACTTTAGTTGCAGAACCTCTCGACAGAAATGTAATTTACAATGTTACCAATAATCCTAATGATGTTATTAGAGATATTTCACAAACATTCTCATTTACGGTTATAACAAGTTAACTTATTTAGTTTTGTTGTATATTTATATATAAAATAATTATATGAATTTAAAAACGGCATTAGACAACTATCTTGGAAAATCAGTTAGATATTCCGAAGAAGATAACGGAGACGGAACTAAACAGGTTTGTGATTTAGATACTGGTGATTGTTATGTGGTTAGAGAAAGAGACGGACTTATCGAAAGAGCGGGACATCAAACAACTGCCAATAGAAGAGTTAGAGTTGAAACTTCAAGAGGAATTAAACAATTATTAAACGGATAATAAAATGAGTTTAGATAAAAAAATATTAGAAGAAATCCAAAGATATAAAAGTATTAATAACTATATCTCAGAACAGGATGCGATTGATGATTTAACCGCACCATTACCTGGAGCTGAAACTGCACCGGCGCTCGGAGCAGAAACAACACCACCGGCACCCGAAGCGGAAGTAACACCCGAACCAATCGATGTTGAAACTGACCCTGATGTTGAAAAAATTGATAATGAAGGAAAATCTGAAGAGAACAAAGAGGACTCCTCTGGTACTGAAGAACTTGATATTACCGAATTGGTTGACGCTCAAAAAAATATCCAAACCAAACAAGACGATTATTTCGAAAACCTATTCAATCAATTAAATACCTTGGAACAAAAACTAGGTGAGATGGATACCATTATGACTAAACTTAATTCACTTGAAA